TGTCCCCAAAGGAAATACGATGTCATATGTTATAACTTTGCGTTACACTATATATTCGAAACGAACACGTTATTCGAGACGTCTTTATTAGCAATTAAGAATAGAATGAAACCCGGAGGTCAATTCATAGGAATCATACCGAATTCCGATAAGATTATCATGAACACACCCGTAAAAGACGAGTTAGGGAACTACTTTTTAATGAAACATACGAGTTCGGGTAGGTTCGGTGAAAAGTTATACGTACACTTAGCCGATACGCCGTATTACGCGAGTGGACCTAAAGTCGAACCTATAGCGCACAAGGACATGTTGTTTACGCGAATGGAAGATTTGGGGTTTACTTTAACACTGTGGGAAGATCTTAAAGGGAACCCGGTTTCGGATCTGTATAGTAAATTTAGGTTTGTGTATAAGAAATGATTACATTTTAATTAGATAATAATTTCCTAGTTTTAGTATTTTTATTATTAGTGTTTATCATTTTTTTTATTAATTTTGTTGAAGCATTGTTATGAACTTTAGATACAGCCATTTTAAAATTATTATTAATTTTATTAAGGTTATTGAGTGTTTTTTGGGCCAAGGCAAGTTTTTGTTTTCGATTGCTTATCAAGTTCTCCGCGCGACGAGTTAATACTTTCTGTTTATTGTTATAAGCTCTTAAACTCGACCTTGCTACATTCATTTTATTACCTTCGTTTTTTGTGTTGGGTTTTGTATTAACTTTTCGTGCAATATTTTCGCGGATTTTTGGTGGTATACGAGGTAAATTTTTTCGTAAAACAGTTACAGTGGACAATTGGTTCGTATAATATTTATAATTTATAAATTTAGTAAAACTGCTTTTCCAAATAGTTAAACCTCTCTTTCTAAGTTCTGACGATATACCTTCAAGGTTTGGGTTAAATCTCAAATTAAGCTTTGAGAGTTTGGGAAGGTCTTCGATCTCTTTTGGTAACGAGGTTAAATTATTCCCGGACAAATCAAGGTCTTTAAGATTTTTACAAAGACCAATCTCTTTTGGTATCGATGTTAAGTTATTATATTCAAAACTAAGTTTTTTAAGATTTTTAAGAAGACCGATCTCTTTTGGTATCGAGGTTAATTTATTTTCATTTAAAACAAGTATTTCGAGTTTTTTAAGGTTACCGATTGAGTCTGGTAATTTAGTTAAATTGTTACCACCCAAATCAAGTTCCTTGAGGTTTTTAAGGTTACCGATTGAGTCTGGTAATTTAGTTAAATTATTACCCCATAATACAAGTTCTTCGAGTTTTTCAAGTTTACCGATCTCTTTTGGTATCGAGGTTAACTCGTTATCAGTCAAAATAAGTTTCTTAAGGTTTGTACAACGACCGATCTCTTTTGGTATCCGGGTTAACATATGACTTAATAAACTAAATCTTTCGAGTTGTGTAAATGAACCAATTTCGTTTGGTATATTAGTATAAAGATTCATTGACGAAGAAGGAGGAATGACATTGATAGAATTGTGATTGATAGTAATATTCTTAGCATTTTTCCTGTATTTAGTAAGGTTTAAAGGAACATAAAGTCTTCGCCTGACTCGGCGATTGGTATCTCTGGAGTTATTAGAGTTACTCATATACATTTACCTATTATTATTATTACTTTTAACATTAAAGCTTTCCATTTTGTTCTTTAATTTTGCTCGTCCAGTGTTATGAACTTTAGATACAGTCGTTATAAAATTATTATTAATTTTATAAAGGTTTTTGGCTTCTTTATTCGCGATATTCCTTGCTTTTTGGGCCTTGGCCCTTTGTGTTTGTCGTTTGTTTATCAAATTCTCCGCGCGACGAGTTAATACTTTCTGTTTATTGTTATAAGCTTTTAAACTCGACCTTGCTACATTCATTTTGTTAGCTTCGGTTTTTGCGTTGGGTTTTGTATTAACTTTTCGTGCGATATTTTCGCGGATTTTTGGTGGTAAACGAGGTAAATTTTTTCGTTTAACAGTTACAGTGGACAATTGGTTCGTATAATATTTATAATTTATAAATTTAGTATTAGTGTTTTTCCAAATATTTAATCCATTCTTTTTAAGTTCTGACGATATACCTTTAAGTCCTGGGTTCCCTCGCAAATTAAGCTTTGAGAGTTTGGGAAGGTCTTCGATCTCTTTTGGTATAGAGGTTAATTTATTATCGCCAAAATTAAGGGTTTTAAGATTTTTACAAAGACCAATCTCTTTTGGTATCGAGGTTAATTTATTATCATCCAAACCAAGATCTTCAAGATTTTTAAGAAGACCGATCTCTTTTGGTATCGATGTTATTCTATTCTCACCAAAATTAAGTTCTTTAAGGTTTTTACAAAGACTGATCTCTTTTGGTAACGATGTTAATTTATTACCATTTATGTAAATTGTTTCGAGTTTTTTAAGGTTACCGATCTCTTTTGGTAACGATTCCATCATATTATCGTCCAAATCAATTTTCTTAAGGTTTTTACAAAGACCGATCTCTTTTGGTAAAGTACGTAGCTTATTACCCTCTAATTTAAGTTCTTCGAGATTTTTAAGGTTACCGATTTGTGGTGGTAACGATTCTAAATTACCCATCGACAAATTAATTTCCTTAAGGTTTTTAAGGTTACCGATCTCTTTTGGTAGCCAGGTAAATTTATGCTTTCGTATATATAATGTTTCGAGTTGTGTAAATAAAGCAATTTCTCTTGGTAAATTAGTATAGTAGGTACGCAAAATCCCTGAACGCCTATAACCAGATTTAAGAATCCACTTAGCATTTTTATTAACATTGGTAAGGTTAAAAGGAACAGGATCATTAAGTCTTCGCCTGACTCGGCGATTGGTATCTCTGGAGTTATTGGAGTTACTCATATACATTTACCTATTATTATTTTTGATATTTGTACGTCTACTCTGAGCGGCGTTACCCGCCTTTTTTCTTATCGTGTTTGGTGTTTTTGGTTTGTTATTTATTTTCGTCTTGTTTAGTTTATTCGCGAGAGTGTTTGGTGTGTTTGGTTTGTTTGATTTTACAAACTTGACGAAATTTATGTTTCTTCTAAATAATGGTTGTTGTGTAAATGGATTTATAACGATTTTTGTGTTTGGGTCAAGACTGTATAAAGCGTTAATAGTAGTAATATTAGTACTTCTATTTTTCGTTTTTATCCAGTTTAGAAGTGAATTTTCAGTTAAGTACCTATTGTATCCGATGTTTAAGGCATTATTACCGACACTAAAATTATACCCAGATATAGGATCGTTACGATTAGTGTTTAGGGGTACGTTTCTACGTACTATAGGTCTAGGTACCCTATGTTCAAAATGTGTCGAACTATTCTTAGTAATTTTTAAACTAGGTCGATCAAGTGATCTTGGTATGATTCTAAGGTTTGGGTTACCCTTTATATTAAGGACATACAGTACTGGAAGACGACCGATCTTATCTGGTAACGAGGTTAACCTATTATAATTCAATAAAAGATGATTAAGTTTTTTAAGGTTACCGATTTGTGGTGGTACTGTTTCTAAGTTATTAGAAGACACTGTAAGTCTTTTAAGATTTTTAAGGTTACCGATAGACGATGGTACCGATTCTAAATTATTGATATTCAAATCAAGTTCTCTAAGATTTTTAAGTTTACCGATTTTTGGTGTTAACGAGTTTAACCTATTATATTCCAGTGTAAGAAAATTTAGTTCTTCAAGTTTACCGATTGATTCTGGTAACGAGGTTAAATAATTATATCCCAAAAAAAGACGATCAAGTTTTTTAAGTTTACCGATTGATTCTGGTAACGATTGTAAACGATTGTTATTCAAAATAAGTCCCTTAAGGTTTTTAAGGTTACCGATTGATTCTGGTAATTTGATTAAACTATTATGGTTCAAATCAAGTATCTCTAATTTTTTAAGGTCACCGATTGATTCTGGTAATTCGATTAAACTATTATTTTCCAAATAAAGACGATCAAGTTTTTTAAGTTTACCGATTGATTCTGGTAATTTGATTAAGTTTCTATCTCTTATTGAAAGGGTTGTAATATTCATATTCCTAACACCGAGGTTACGAAGTGCCTGGGGAACGTTAGATCTGGAGTTACTCATATACATTTACCTGTTATTATTTTTGATATTTGTACGTCTACTCTGAGCGGCGTTACCCGCCTTTTTTCTTATGTTATTTTGTGAAATTGTTTTGATTGTTCCAGGTTCATAGTTAGAAGCTTTTTTTGTTATTATATTTTTAATATTATTTGGTAGAGAAGGTAAATTGTTTCGTTTAGCGTTTATAACCGCTAATTGTTTTTTATAATAATTAGCATAATTACTTGGTGGATTGTTTGGTGTTTTAATTGAACTTTTAATTCGATTTGTTACTTTTTTTATATTTTCCTCGTTACGTTTTAGTTTTGATTCTTGTTTTGCTTTTGTTCCCTTTTTTATTCTACGCACTAATTTACGTAAAGGATTTTTAGTTTTACTAGGAAGTTTTGTTCCAGGTTTAGAGTTAGAAACTTGTTTTGCTATTTTATTTGTAATCTTCCTCGGTAGAGAAGGTAAATTATTTCGTTTATTGTTTATAACCGCTAATTGGTTTTTATAATAATTAGTATAATTATTCACAGGCTTTTGCATAAATAAAAAGAAACCGTTTATAATTGATTTATTTATAATAGAAGGTATTCTAATTCCTGGGTTACCTCCTACATTAATTTCTTTAAGTTTTTTAAGTTTAGCAATCTCTCTTGGTATCGAAGTTAGATTATTCCAAGACAATTTAAGTGTCTTAAGATTTTTACAAAGACTGATCTCTTTTGGTATCGATTTTAAATTATTTGATCCCAATTGAAGTTCCTCAAGATTTTTAAGGTTACCAATAGATGATGGTACCGATTTTAAATTATTTTTATAAAAACTAAGTTTTTCAAGTTTTGTAAGTTTACCAATCGTGACTGGTAATGTGGTTAATTTATTAAATCCCAACTCAAGATCCGTTAGATTTGTTAAAGAAATGATTTGTGGTGGTAAAGATTCTAACGCATTATTACTTAAATCAAGTATCTGTAGATTTTTAAGGTTACGAATAGATGATGGTAACGATTTTAACTTATTACGTTTCAATTGAAGTACCCTAAGGTTTGTAAGGTTACCGATTGATTCTGGTAATTTAGTTAAATTATTATCGTGCAAATAAAGATGCGTGAGATCTTTAAGAAGACCAATCGAAGATGGTATATGAGAATTGTTTAAACCATCTCCTCCTGCATAAATACGTTTAATATTCATGCTCCTAATACCGAAGTTACGAAGTTCCTGAGGAACATTAGAGTTGTAATTGGAGTTGTAATTGGAGTTGTAATTGGAGTTACTCATATACATTTATCTAATATTTTTATACCTAAGTAAAAATAGTTAAACTAATTAACTAAAATTAAAAATGAAATCTATTTATAAAACATGTATTGACGGTGAACTCGACGAATTAAAAAAACGTCGTAACGAAATTAATGAAATAATCGAAGAACTCCCAAAGGATGGTGATGATTTGAGAGAAGATGAAGACGATATAAGTTTTGCTATAGCATTCTGTAAAGATCAAGATAAGGCTTTGGAAATGTATAAATACCTATACGAAAAGTGTGGGTATCCTAGACATTGTAAATATTACGCTATGGTCGGAGCAGTCGCAGCAAGAAATGCAAAACTTATCAATTACATGTATAATAACCTCGAAGAAAACGAAAAATCATATTTTCTAGGTGATTTAGAGGACGAACTTGCGATGACGGACCATCCTAATCCAAATGTATTCATAGAATACGCTTTATTAGAATTAAACAATTAATAAACCTAAGTAGACTAAGTTGGTTCTTAAAATTAAAAAAAAAGTAAAACAAATCATGAATACATTTGAATATTTACAAAATAAAGTCAGTGAGTTTTCTGGTAAGAAAAACATGTGGAAAGGGACCCGATTTGAAAAAGTACGCGATCTTACGTGTGACGAAGTCGGTCAGTTAGGAGAAGATTTAATATACTCAATTTGCACTAAAAATATAATCGAGTGTAAATGGGATAATAAAAAACTTTCGAGTTTAAACGATAATGGTAAAGTATATGACATGCTCATTGGCGAAAAGAAAATCGAAATTAAAACTGCGAGACTCGGGGAACATGGTTCATTTCAACACGAAAATCTTAGAAACACGGGAGAAAGTGATTTTTGGATATTTGTTGATATCGCACCGAACAGTATATATGTAACAGTTCTGAAAGATTTCGATTTATCTTTACAAAGAGAACACACCACTCTCGGTAAAAAAGCTCATTTAAGAAAAAAGGCGTTCGATCAATACAAACTCGATTTTTCCCCTAAAACGATAAGCAATTGTATAAAAGCCGGTATTACGATCAAAATAACCGAAAACGACGATCTTTATAAAATTGGTAAATTTCTACGATCTAAAATTATAACTGAACCACTTGAATCAGAGATTCATGAATTGACGAAGTCCTTAAATTATAAGCTGAGTTTGTTGACATGAAACTCACTTCGTGCCATTTAATAGTATTTGCCTTTTTAATCATACCATCTACATCTTTATTAAAAACAATACCATACCCTCTACGCCCAGGTAAATCCTCAAAGGATGTATATACCTTCATATTTTCTTTACCGAAACACGTCGATGGTAGATAAATATGACACTTCCCAATCATATTTTTATTCCGCGTCGATGAAACTGTACCACCGTCAGACATCGAGTATATTTTTAAATGTGTATCGTCCATCTCCCGGATCGTGTATTTCGGATTTTCTGTGTATTTAGACCATATTTGAAATACCCCGTTAACTTTTGTATGTTCTCCGTCGGGTGAATGAAACAGCCCTGATACTTTCTCACTAAATATGAGATTGTATTTCGATACCCTTTTCCGAGGAGATCCTTTACCATCACTCTCGAACAATTGAGGGAGTATTAGACACACGTAATCAGAAAAATCGTACGAGTGGTTTATAAAATTAAGTGCTAAATGCCCTCTCAAACCAAAAGGCGGATTCCCGAAAACTATATGTTTTTGGTTTAAATCACCCGGTTTCCACGTTAGGTAATCGCGTTTTATAACACCCGGGTATCTAGGTTCGATATCTATACCAATAGTATTCTTTGGTAAAACTTTCATAAAACTACCGTCTCCCGCAGATGGTTCTATAAACGTATATTTATTTATATCAATAGTAACGATTTCGTTAAACCTTTTCCAACACTTTTCTGCCATATCGTTTGGCGTAAAAAACTGGTCTTTCTGTTTATATGTAAAATGAGTATAATCTATATCCCTACCTAATACCTTATGTAAATCAAAAGTATAATTCAATGGAACGGAGCGTAATAAAATCCATCTGTTTATAGTACCATTAACTATATTTAGTTTTTTAGCTATATCAGATACAGAATGATCTTTGAGACATTCTTGGAGTAATTCATACGTCATGTATCATATTCTTATCGTATCTTTAACTATAATTTTAATGTAAGTTTATGGTAAGATGATAATCGCGTTACTTCTCATTATCATAAACGTGTATATATACACCAACACAAAACAAACAGATAAGGTAAAAGAAATACGGGAAAAGTATAGAATTCTCAGAGAACATATAAAAACCACAGGGCACGAGGAGTTCGAGATTTTACGTCACGAAATACCATTAACAATGTATCACAGAACAAGGGGGCACATTGGATACAATACGAATAAAGGTAACGAAATTGGGTTATGTTTAGATGGCGATACGAATGAAATATTCCACGTATTAATACACGAACTCGCACACTCAACAGTCGATGAGTATTCACATAGTAAAGAGTATTGGGCTAATTTTAAAAAATTAAGAGACATGTGCGTCCAACTCGGAATCTATAAAGAAATACCCAACAAAACACAATTTTGTGGTAAACACGTCCAGGATAAATAATCTAAGGTAAATGTAATAATGTCAGCGACAAAAGTTGATTTAGCAAAAGCTATTTTATTATGGAATGGAATTCTATCTTTATCCAGTGTACCACTACTCGCGAGTGAATACTGGTCTAATGTAATCTTTTTATTGATTGTTATACCTAACGTTTTGGGTATGATGCCAAGAGGCGGTAAAGTATGGGGTCGTCTTTCCCTGGATATGCCATTTCTTTTAGTATCGACTATAATAGGTTTACTTTTTACACTTACAATTACAGAAACGACCGACAATATAAAAGAAGACTTTGTTAAATATGGTAAAAATACACGGAGTACAGTGGCTGTTGTTGGACTTCGAGCATTAGGATTAACCATTGGTTTTATAATTGCTTATTTCTTGTTTGGTGGTGATAAAATGTATTCCCACTTTAATTCTGATTAAGCGTATCTTTTATACAAAAAGAATGCTATGGCGGCGACTGCACCTGTCGAAGCCAAACCAACGGCACTTCGGTTCCCTTGATCGTTAAGGAATTGTGGTACGAAATTCGCGAGTTTTTCTTGAACTGGCTTACTAATCGCTATCGCAGTACACACAGCGACCACGAGAGCTTGGAACTGGTCATCGGTTAAATTAAATGGATTTTCACTAGAAGTACTTTTTTTCGCTTCAGTTGGTTGTTGAAGACCCATCATTGGCGCCTGTGCTTGCGCCTGCGTCATTCTTGGATCAACAGCCATCATTGGTGGTTCTAAGGGTGCTTCTGGTTGCATAACATCTTGAATTGGAGTAGAGTCCATGGTACTTTGTTTAAAATCAATATTTTTTTCAGATACAATATTCGGCGGTTCTATAACGGGTGGTTGTTTATTTTCAATAAAATTAGTAGACATGTTATTATTTAATGCTACCATACCATCGCTATTATCTGAAAGGTTTAAAGTCCTCACGTCAGTTGACATTTATATGTATAGAGTTTTTTGATTTTTTACGTTTACGCATTAGCCTGGGTTATTGTCGTAAAGTATAATTAGGATATAAACACCCAAACGTTTTTATAATTCTAGGTAAATCGTTTAATTCATCATAACCACACATATCGTGATCTATATAAACTGTTTGTGATTCATGGCACACGTCAACCAATATACGGTACCCTTCATCACTTTTACCTGATGAAAGTGGTGCTTTTTTTGTTTCAGTATACATGGGTATTAGAGCTGGTGCTGGTAATGGGAATATATTTAACGCTGAACTTAATCGTCTAGAGAAAAGTCGTATCATTTCTTCTTAATAACTTTTAATGCCGTTGTTTTTTTAACTGTGTTTCTATCACCAATTTTCATATTACCATGTCGAGGATTAAACATCTTTTTATGTGTTTGCCAATACTGAGGCGCACCTACCTTAAAGTTTTTACGAAGTGTCGCTTTATACCAAAATACACAATCTTCTATTCGATTACTCTTAGACGTATTATCTAAAACTAAACACTCGTAATTTTCGGTACACGAATCCATTACTTTATTAAACATCTCAAATGTTGGAAAAATACCAAAGAACGATTTATACAATTTCTCCCGATTTTGAATTATATTTTCACGCAAAATAAACACGTAATCGACGTTTGCTCTGAGAGCGGGAGGAAGATCCATACAATATTGCATAGTTAACATGAAAAATATCTTCCAGTGTCGTCCATTCATAAAACACTGTCTAATACACGTATCTTTCATGAACTTCGAATCGTACATACAATCATCTAATAACAGGAATGCCCCGCAATTTGTTTTACCAGCACCGACCAACTTTTTCTGTCTATCCATAACACGTTCTATAGCTTCCCTATCGTAATCACCGTATATGAAAAGATCCGGTATATACTGTTGATAATAATGGTTACCTTCTTCTGTGGCGGATAAGACTATTCCTGCTGGTAAATGCT